GTCTATAAGTTCACCAAGACTAATCGGTGCCATTATTCTCATTGGGTTAAAATTCCTCTTTCAAACATTGCTAATTTTCTATCGTGATTACACATATCTTTAATAAGATTGGTGAAAGTAGTTGTAGGGTTCCATCCTAAGATTTCTTTTGCTTTGGTTGAATCACCAAGAAGCAGACTGACCTCAGCTGGTCTATAAAACTGTTCTGATATTTTAACTAGCTCACGACCAGTGTCAGCATCAATGCCAACTTCGTCAGCACCTTCACCAGACCAAACTAATCTCCAACCAAACTCAGCTGCAGCAAGTTCACAGAATGTTCTTACTGTATAGGTCTTTTCTGTACTAATCACAAAGTCTTGTGGACTTTCAAGTTGTAACATAGCATGCATTGCCATCACATAATCTTTAGCATGACCCCAGTCACGTTTAGAATCTATGTTACCAAGAACGACAGCTGGTTCATTTATGTCAGCAAATATACGACCAAATTGTCTTGTGATCTTACGTGTAACGAAGTTCTCACCTCGACGTGGACTTTCATGATTAAATAGAATACCAGCACAAGCAAAGATGCCATAGCTTTCTCTATAGTTTGTTGTAATCCAGTGAGCAAAGAGTTTAGAGCAGCCATAAGGGCTTCTTGGATAGAAAGGAGTAGTTTCTTTTTGTGGTGTTTCTCTCACCAAACCAAACAGCTCAGAAGTAGATGCTTGGTAGTATTTTATTTTCTTAGTAAGCCCCAAAGCGCGTATGGTATCCAAGATACGTAAAGCACCGAGAGCATCAACATCAGCAGTGTATTCGGGTAGCTCAAAACTAACAGCAACATGAGACTGTGCTGCAAGATTATAAATCTCATCAGGTTGGACTTCATTAATAATGTTCCTTATGTTTGTACTATCTGTTAGATCTGAATAATGAAGGATAGCATGAAGGCGAACATTTTTGAGGTTTGGATGATCTACAAATGAGGAGTTGCGACGTACAAGACCATGGACTTCGTATCCAAGTTCTAGGAGATATTCGGCAAGATAACTACCGTCTTGACCACTGATGCCAGTGATTAGAGCTTTCTTTTTCATGACGACCTTTCATCAAATTTAATAATGTAGAAGTATATATACTAAAATTTTTGGTTTAAATTAGAACCTGGATTGTTATGATGTATTTTTTGCATCACTTCTTTAAACCCATTATCCATCTTTCTAATTCCGAGTCTAACAGGATCACCTAATGAAGGAGCACCAGTAATGGTTTTTTGAACCGATCCCTCCGTATTGCATTTGGGACAAGGCTGTGTTTTAGGTAGGTGCATCTCCGCTATTTTTAACACCTGCTCAAACTCGTGTTCGCACTTTTCACATTTGTAAGAATATAATGGCATACTTTTATTTATCTTTTTTGTGTGCTTCTTTGTAAAGATATTTTAAAAAGTATTTGTTTTTTGAGAAATAAACTTTAGGATCAGGATTAGTTATACCTTCCCAATCCATAATTTCATCACGGAATTGATACCATTTTTGATTAACCCATTGTCTGAAGTGGGAATTATTTCGCATAGTAATCTGCAAATGTGCGAGCCATATTGTCCCAACCTGCCCACCACATTTCAATAACAGAACCACCGTGTTCCATAATATTTCTAACCCATTCAATAGTAGCACTTAAAAAGAATATAGCTACGATTACCCACAAAAGAGTCCAAACACTTATCTGAGTATCTGTTTCATAATCATCTCTTGTGTATCTAGCATTGGGTGAATGACCATGACGTCTTAAGTCACGAGCAAAATGGTAATTGTTAGGATCACGACCTACATCCCTATGACCACCCCAGTTATCTGTTCTCCAATCATTGTTACCCATCCACATCTCCTTTTTTATATATCCAGGTATTTTTCAATTTCTTCAAGTTTCAATTCACTCAATGCCAACATGTCATCTGCCCATACGTAAGAATTATACATATTGACGTGAACCTCCTTCATAGTACTAAAATTTCCTCTTGAAATTACAGCAGCAAAAAACTGACTAGCTAAGTATTCTCTCTTACCAATCCCTAATGGAACTCCTGAGTTTACAGGTTGAACCTTTTTCATTTTATACTCTCCAAGTTATCAGCTACAGTTTTATCATCCCTGAATTCGATAAAGACTGGTAAGAATAAACTGTGTATTCCTGATTGTTTATCAATAATTTTAGCATTATACTTGATAGATACAATTCTCCCGACGCTATTCCCATGATTAATGGTATTGCGATCATCATCAGTGAAGCCCGTACCCACATTGACTTTGAGATGACTACAGCGAGACTCAAGCACCAAAGCACCCAAACGTCCAACATTTTTACCAGTCCCTTCTACCCAATCTACTACTTTTAGGTCACACTCCAATTCACCTTTGAATTTAATAAGATGTTTGGATCTTTTATTTTCCCAAGGAGCATTCAATGTTTTAAGAATGATACCTTCTTGGCCCCTTTCAAGATAATCTTGAAAAATACTATACGCTTTACCAATGTTGTCGACATATTGATACTCAACGACATGTATTCTATTTGTTAGAATCTGGCTATGAATAGAAAAGAATCTGTCTTTGTATGGTATGTTAGAACGACCTTTTGTAAAATCATCATAAGATATTCTATCCCATAAGGTAGCATGGACCATCTTAGCTTCGTCAATACTTATCGTTCCCTTAACTGCCTTATTACAGATACCATTGCCAGTCTTTCTATCCATAATACCACTACCATCATGAACAGTAAGTTCACCATCAAAGACTGTATCTTTTCCATCAGCAAGTAGAATAAAGTCATCTTCAAGCTCACCTAATAAGTCTATCAGCTTACCATTACGACTTCTGAATTCACACTTACCGTCTTTAACGATAGCATTAAATCTCATACCATCCATTTTAAGTTGAACCATGGCTGGCCATGTTACTTCTTCAATTAAACGATCGCTAAACTGACTAGCTAGCATCACTGGATACTCAGGGATATGGTTAGGCCATACTTTATTGATAGTAGCTTCTGATACACCACATCTCATATCCTTACCAATAATCCATTCAATGACTTTTGAATCTTCTTTATCAAGTTTGGATAGAATGTTATCTCTTAAAAATTCAATAGCTTTGTTTCCTGTTACTTGTCTCTCAAACAACATCTTCAAACTCTTCATAGCTTCCATTAATGTTACTTCAGACTTTAAAGCAGGAACATAGTCAGGAATTTTTCTAATGTAGAATTGAATGTATGGGTTCAAGGCAAGGTAGAAAGCAAACTTAAGATCTTCAAAATCTTTCTCTTGCTTTAATACACCTTCCTTGAATAGCCGGCTGTTGTTGCCGGCTAGTTCTTGGACAATACTGAAGACAGACATTATGCTGCCTCAGCCATTTCAACTGCAAGGTTAAGAGCCTTAAGTTTAAGGTTCTTGTTAGCGCCATACCATGAAGATGTCAATCTTGTGTCAGCACTACGACCTAAGACGTGATCTGTCATATAAGTTACAGCGTTGAATGGTTGCCACCAAGATCCTTCAGCATACTTCGCTCCAGGTTGTGTTTCTAATAACTCTAAAGCCTTGTCTGCAGTAACAGATAGTAAGTTTTGTTCTTTTCTATCTTTACCTAGAGTTGGCATTAGTTTATCAAGATACTCTCTTACAGATTCATTCGTGTATCTCTTAGAACCTAAGAACTCAGCCATCTCTTTATACTTAACTAATTGCTCGTGAGCTAAACCAAGAGTTTCTTTAACCTTCTCAGGATCAAATACTGTTCTGTGATTTACTTTAACAAAGTTTTGAGTAGATTTCTCTAAAGCTAATGTTAATGTGTTGTTACATACAACACGGATTGGTGTGAAGCGAATATCAATTGCTTGACCAAAACGATGTGGGTTAGAGAATAGAAGATAACCTTCTACCTTATCACCACCGAAAAGTTCGAATGAGTCTTTGATCTTAGCCAAAGCCCAAACAATTTGACCAGACTTTAATGAACCTGCTGTATGCATTTCCATGTCACCAGCATAAACAAAGTCATTAAAGAATTTAAATGCATCGTGGTTTTGAACAGGGTTCCAGTCATCTGTTACAATGTCTAGGATAGACTTATCAGATGAACGAACTAAAGCGTGACGACCAGTGAAAACAGTTTCCTGATTAACATTGATGTAAGATGGAACCTTTTGAACCTCCCAATCAAGACCAGCAAATTTTAACATTTGATCTGGACTTACATCAGAAGGAACTTCGGTACCAATACCGTGCCAAGGAACTTCACCTGCATAAGCCATTGTTTCTACTAAAGCTGCCATAATATATCTCCTTTTTGTTTAATGGTAGGATCAGTATAGTTTCATCATGAAACAAAGTCAACAGGTTTTGTGAAAAAATCTTATAGCTGTTCTAACGAAACATCGGCCCAATCTAAGATGAGGTGGGATCCAGTTGCTACTGAATACTCATATACCTTAAATCTGATGTGTTCTCTATGTGAGTTTTCTAAGAGACCCATAGCCTTTTTTGGTATGTTTTTAATGTTTTTAACAGGTCCATAGTTGATGTAGGCCTCCAAATGGCGGCCATACCTATCAACAAAAGCATATTCTCCTAAAAGAACCGTAGCAGTAGATTTAATCATCTTCTGATTCGCCAGTTGTGCTGACATATAAAGTTTCAAAGAGCTCATTCAATTCTTTTTCTTCTTTAAAGTTTTGCTTGTGGAATGCCTTAGCAGCACGCTTAAATGCTTTACGATTCAAATTAAACTCTTTGCAAACAGTTGTTGCAATTTCGTTAATCAGATCTTTCTCAGCACCTTCTCTAGTCATAGCACTAGAAATCTCAACCATAGATTTTCTAATACGATCCAAAGAAGTTGCGTCTGTAATTTGATAAAGTTTATTCGTCATTCTTAGTCCTTTCAGGTTTATAATAAGTTCTATTTAAAAATGATTGTTCTGCATCTAAAAACATACGTTTGGCTTGCAAGCGGGTTTTCATATCAATTGTAGAAGCTACCAT